CTTCAGCAGCCTTGATGTCTCCAATCAGCAGCCGAACTGCGTCGAGCGGGTTGCCTGATGGATTATCAGTGTACGGCATGAGCTAAGACTCCGAAGCGACCGATAGATCAACGGTCTTTGGAAGCTTGTGTTTGGAGCGTCCGGTGTTCTCTGCAACAGCGCGAGGCGCTACAAAGTTATCTGGAACAGGAACAAGATAGCCACGCGCCATGAGGACACCAGCGAAGGGTGGATCTACCAGGAGTTCACCTGGTAGATACACCCGGTCCTCATTTACACGTCTAGTCACTAGATAGGTACTCATTGGTGGACGGCTCCTTTCGTACCTACTCGGTTGACGGTTCAAGGGACTACTGGACCGCATCCTTGAAGAATACGGCGAGGTCAGAAGAGACAAGCTTGAAGTCGTAAGCCGACTCAACCTCGACACGGTCAGACTTTAGGTTCTCCATCCGGAACTTGCTAACACGTGTGCCACGCTGCGCAGCGCCAGTGTAGCCGGTCCACTCGAAGGTGTAGCCTGCAGATGGCTGCATGAGACCAGCACTTGGTGCAGCGTAGGCAAGAAGAGCGTTCTTGCCGTAGATGAAGCCAATGCTGTCTGTTGCACCTTCCGCAGCTGTATTCTGGACGGCCATCGGAATTACGACCTTGTCAAGATCCAGCATGCTGGCAATCAGATCGAGGGTCAAGATAGCCTTCTGGCTATACTTAATCCGCTCAATGAACTGACTGTGATTCTTGAAGATCGAGTAGACCTCAGGCCCAATGGCAAAGACATTCGGCTTGAAGCCTGTCAACTTAGCCATTGCAATTCGCTGCTCTTCGATGTCCTCGATGGGCGTGGACGAAGTCCGATCCCACTGGATAAACTGGTTGGTGCCTGCAGAGGCTGCACCTTGCTGATCGGTAGTCGACCAGAGGCTAGGACCAAAGTAGGTCGTTACCCAGTCAAGCTCGCGTCGAAGCAGGATGTCACGACTCACAAAGTTCGTGGCATCTCGGTCAAGGTCGAAGACAGGCCGGTCCTGATTGGCCCGGTCCTGGTCTGCCACGTCAATATGTACTGCACGGATGGCGGTCGAGTAGTTCTCTCGTCCCACATTCCAGCCGGTACCCACCGACTCAGTCCGAGGTGCGCGCTTTTCAGCAGCTGTCCGAAGCCAGTCTCCCTTGTCATAGGTGTAGTACATGCCGTACTGGTGATCTACCGGCACGGGGGGAAAGACCGTGGACGCAATGAAGTCCTGGTCTTGCTGAAAGTAGGCAATCGACAAGTTCGTCAGTGGACGACTGACATACAGGTCGCTACCAGTGGGTGTCGGCATTCTCGTTCCTCCTGCTTTAGCTTGTAGCTAGTTGACTGATCTTACGAACCGCCAGCATTTGCTCCGCCAATCTGCAGGAGGATCGTGCCGATCTCACCAGCAGCGTTGGACTTAAGCGCTCGACCAACGTGGTAGTCGCCATTTGAAGCCTGAATGAATGTACCATCGTCATCAGTAGTGACGTTGTTGCCTGCCACTACTCCGGTAATACCGATGCTACCCTTGACAATGCCACTACTGACTACTGTTGCAGTAGCAGCAGTATCCGGCTTGTTGCGCAGAACGCCAACGACTGCCTTGCCCTGAACGGGCAAGACCGCCTTACCGCTTGAGTCAAGGTCAACGCAGCAGAACTGACTGCCAGTGAGATCTTCGCCAGCAATGAGCGACCAGCTAAATCCAGGGATCTCGTAAGCCATTGTATGGTCTCCTTCCGTTCAGAACTTCCCAGCTATGGGTTGATGGACAGAGCCTCGGTTCATAGTTCTGCTAGGCACCTCGTGCTGTCTGGCTCTTATCGCCTTCTGCATACAGGCGCTTGGCCTCTGGAGTCTCCATGACTTCAGTAAAGGCCTGAGAGAAGGTAAGGTCCTTGTTCTCAGACATAAGCTTCTTAGTCATTGCATCTATCTTGGCATCAGTATCAGATCCAGCAGCGGACGCACTGGATCCATACTCACGGAAGAGACTAGCGTTGGCCGTCTCCTTGAACTGCGCAGCAATGGCATTCTGCTGCTCGATGTAGGTAGTAACAGTGGCATCATCCTCACCGAACTGATCTGCCATCTTCTCAAGGATCGAGATGTGCTTCTCGCTATCGCCCATCCAACGGCCACCATCGTTGGCTCCGCCAACACCAGCAGCCAGGTCGGTAAAGCGCTGGTGACGGTCCTTCTTGTCTCGCTCAGCAAGCTTGGCCTCAAGTACTTCTCGTGCCTTCTTCTCTTCGGTTGCGAGAGCCTCAGCAGCTGTCATACGCTCTGCAAATGTAGCAGAACCAGCTGCTGATTCAGCCTTGGCTGCAGCAACTGCAGCATCAACCTGCGTCTTGACCTCATCCTCGGTAAAGGTCTTGGTGGCGGCAGCGGCAGCTGCAGCAACTGCAGCAGCAGCTGAACCGGCTTGCGCAGCAGCATCACCTTCAGCGGCTGTCTTGGTGTCCTTGGGATCGGGCATTGTGTCCTCCTCGTAAGAATTGATGACTTCGGTTCCTGTCTCGCTAGCAACGAGTGCTCGCATCATCCGTTCCTTGAAAAATGGCCGTGTGGTGATCGCTCCTCCAGCTACGACGTTGCGATGGACGACGCCAGTGCCTGGATCACGCCAGTCACTGAACCACTCCGGTGAGATAAACTTAAACTGGCCACCACTCAAGAGCTGCTGGCCTCGGATAGTCCACCCAATGAAGGCATCTGCAGAGCCATCCTCATTCATTCGCATGTCGCTAAGCCAGCCTACTGCGCCGCTTAGCTTGGTCTCGTGCTCTGCATCAATCGGAATGCTCTCTTGATAGACATTCGTCTTGACAGACTCGACCAACTCTCGGTTCTGGCCCGGAGTTACGACAACCTCGCCATACTTAGGGTGCTGGTACTTACCAGGCTTGGGTAGGAAAGGAACCCATTGAGGCTCTGAGAAGTTCGTTCCAGCTTTGAGCGCCTTGCCTGCTTCAACAAAGACTTGGAAGGTAGGCTCCCTATACATCTCCATCGAAGGAGTACCAGACTCCAGCATAGGTGCAATCTGCGCAGTCCACAGATTGCACACCCAACTGGCATCAATGGTGCCTTCAACAACGTCGCACTTCATGCATTCAGCATCAAAGAAACGACAGCTGCCGCAGGTTTGATCCGCACCGGCCTCCGCAGTGCGGTACTTTACCTGCGAAGCAGCCTTCTCAAGCTGCATAGGCATCATGCCGTCGTGATGGATCTGATGACCTGTAGTGTCGTTGGACATCTCTGCTCCCTTAATCACGCCATTGGCTTTCGCAAACGCCTCACCCTCGCACTTCTTTGCATCACCACCACTGCTTATGCAAGAGGAGTAAGAGCTATTCCACACCGCTCTCCATTGGTGCTGCTTTGCTGCTGGCTTGGCCTTGATATAGTCCGGAAGCGCACTGATGCTGTTGTACGGCATGAAGCCCTCAGAAGGTCTTACTCAGAGAGTACCTTGGATGAGCAAGACCTATCTTACTCAGTAAGCTCAGCCTGAGTAATGATCTCTTTGTACTTCTGATCAAGCTTACCAAACTTGCCTGCACGCATAACTGCAGCAAGGAGCTCGGTGTACTCCTCCGGTTCCATTGCTTCTTGTAGACTGTCAGTAAGCCTACCCAGGCGAATGGCCAGAGGTACAAAGTGCTTAGGACGTGTCGCAGCCTCGTTAGCTATCTTAGGACGGAGAGCAATAGACTTTGTAGCAGGCTTAGGCTTAGCGCCAGCAGCTGCTGCAGGCTTAGCTGCCGGTTGGCCAGTGGGCAGTGCGAGCTGATCGGTAGTAGGCTGAGCTTGTAGGATGACGTTACCTTCAGCATCTGTCACTTGACCAGGAAGCGGTAGGACCCCGGCACCGGTGTCTGAGGGCAAGCCTGCTTGATCAAGAAGATGTGCTTCAAGAGTTTCGTTTGGGAAGAGGACCATGCCGGCGTCGGACAGCTGCTTCAAGAACTCACCCAACTTGGACAGGTCTGCAGCTTCGATCTTACCGTGCTGAAGAGTCGGGGTGAGATCCAATGACCATCCGTTCAGCAGGACTAGTCTAGGAATGGCCTGCTGATTGATCTCATCGGTGATCACGTCCATGATCGCCGAGAGTGCAGTCGAGAAGAGGCCTGTCTTGGTAGTCGACAGCGCATAGCTACCGACCGCCTGATGGCCCATGAGGATGAAGTCTGCGAGCATTGACATAGCGATACGTTCGTCGTATCGGTTGATGATCGCGTTTGTATCGAACTGACGATCACCACCAGTGGAGAGCAGCTCCAGCTTGTAGAGCTGGTTCTTTTCATCGTCAAATGCAGAAGGCATCAAGATGCCTTCCTGCTCGTCTCGCTTGATTGAGGTAACGATCTTCTGTAGGCTGACGAAGAGTGCCTTCTCATCATCTGTGGCAGTTGCGGAGAATAGCTCGAACGGAGCCCACAGGACCGGTAGACCGGCCAGATCACGCTCGATGCCGATGCCCTCGATGACCTCGATGTTCTTCTTCATGTACCAAGAGCGGTACGAGTTGCGCAGGATTGAAATGCCCTCAGGGTTCTCCCTGCGGCTTCTAGTCTTGAAGTGCAGCGACTTGTTACGCGGGATTGTACGCTCACGATAATCTGGCGGCGAAGTCTGCATCATTGCTACAAGTTGGCCTGTACCGTCCTCATTCTCGTACTCCCAGCGCCAGAGAGTCTCTTGGCCACGAATAGCCCATCCGGCCCAGCCAATCTTGCCGTCCTCGAACCGTGAGCTCTTTAGGCTGTCGTTAGGATCCAAACCCTCACGGCGCTTATAGAGAATCTCCAACCAACTCCAGCCGTAGACTAGCATTGACAAGATTTCGGACAGCGTGCTGCCGAAGGTTGGGTTCATATCAGTAAGTGCGCCATCAATGAAGTCGGAGACTTCTTGCGCTTTGTCAGTATCATCCGCAGGGGTCATAGACCAAGGTACCTGCCTCGACAGCATCTCAATGCCAAGCAGTACCCCGCCAATGATTGGATCCTGTTCACTCATTTCACGCAGAATACGTCTGCCTCTATCTCCTTGGAGATCAGGCAGGATCTCATCGTAAATTCGGCCGCTCCAAACCGGAAGTCCGGTTAGGCCTTTAGTAGCGAAGTCGGGCGTGACCTTACGGGCCATCAGGCTACTCCTTCTAGGCTGGCAGCATAGCCTGAAGCCGCTGCTTGGTAGATACGAGACAACTGACTAGCTACTTTGGACTCCTCATGGTAAGTAAGGAGATGGTTTAAGCCAATAGAGCCCCAATGAGCTCGAAGCTCCGACGAACGAATGAGATGCGAGAGATGCTCTTCGAGGTCTTGCTCATTAGTCTCATAGAATGGCAGACTGCCCCACGCAGAAAGCATTGACTGACGAGCATCCTGATTGGTTATGCCAGCAGCAACTGGTATTGACATACCAAAGGCTTCAAGTGCATTGTTGCCAATCCCGAGCTCTAGCTGGTCTACTAAGATATCTGCCTTAGCCTTCCGTCGAAGACACTCTTCATACGTAGTTCGTTCGATCAAGTCAAAGATGACGTTATAGCCAGCTCTTACGAGATTGCGTATTGCATCCATGATCCGAACAGTCGACTTCACCTGCCGATTGGTAGGTGCATGTGCAATCCTAATTGGCCCACCAGTACGTTCCAGTGGTCGGTAGCTAGCCAGCTCAGATGCATCGAACGGAGAGGGTAGCCAACTAACGTTTGGTTCGAGCAGGCAGAGATCTAGTGTCGAAGCAATCTGCTGAGCCTTGGCTTCGTTAGCCAGCATGGCAAGCCTGGCGTGCTCAGCTCGAAACCTTGTACCATGATGATGTAGAACCAGACCTATGCTCGTTTGTGAAACGCCTCGACTACCAGTTAGGCGACTGAGACCTTCAAGGCCATTGCGCATGTGAGCAACGTCTGCATTGGCAAAAAGCCGATACGCGCTTGCTGGCTCATAAGGCAAGTCCTGAGGATAACGAAAGTAGGAGCTCATTGAGTGGATTGAGCGTACGCTGAACTCAGGCTCATAGCGCTCAAAGGCTCGCTTAATCCGCCAGCCTTGGCCTCCAATATCCCACGCACTTGCGAAGATAACGACATTGATCATAGCCTAACGTCCACGTGCGTACCTTTGCGCCACGTAGAGGCCTTGGTAATGCCCCTTGGTGCTGCATCTGTTAGATTTACGCTGCGGTCCAAGCGGGCATTAAATAGCATGACTGCCATATCACCAGCGTCAGGCGAGCGTCCAAGCCTCTTCTTGATCTCGTCCTTATCTTCAATTTTGATATGACCAGTGCTGGTCTGATCGTACTTAGGTGCTATAAGATCGCCGGTGAGCTCAGGATCATCAGGTATGGCAATCTCTCCACCAAAGGCAGGATTGAGTAGGTCCCTTAGACCCCACCATGCCTCTGCGCGGCGATTTAGGAATGTCACTTCACCGGTCTTGTCCTTAAACATAGGCTTACCGGCTGCCTGGAATGCATCGACCTTTATGCCTTGCTCTCGGAGGCGGTCTACTACGCCAGTACCAACACCAATGGCGTCAATAACTGCTAGTGGGGCCATCTTGCGACTCTTTGCAGGTCCGGCAGTGTCCATCAACTCCTTGACCTTGCCGGTCGTGTGCATCGTATCTACATTTGGATAGGTGAAGATTCTAGAGAGAACTACTCCATGCCGAGTGCCAATAATGGTTTTGTCTACACCGACCTCAGACGCAACGTCTGCAGCTACTGCAGTAAGAGGCGAGCGCTCAAGACGACCAGCATCGCTAAGGTCCTTCCAGCGCTCATTGGCCTCTTCAAGCCACTCAAGCGGAATAACGCCGTCAGAGTCAGTTGTGGAGAACTCACCGAGTACGCGGTTGATATAGATGGGGCTGTTGATGCCCCATTGGCGTGCTCGGGCCTCGGCCCATTCAGCATTGACTCGACCAGCTGCAATCGCTTGCTCCAAGGTAATGTGGATTGTCTTCCAATCCTCATAGCCGGGGCGCTTACTGTGGATTTCGTACAGGCGTCCCTCAGCCTTGCCCGGAGTCGAGTTGGCGAGGCAGTACGCATTGCCTGCGCTCATTGCACCTTCAATAGCATCCCAAGTCTCGGGCGGAACGTTCTTTGCCTCATCAACGATGTAGAGAATCTCGTCTGCGTGCGCACCTTCAATGTTAGCAGGATCATCTGACGCAACGGCGAATGCCTGACCGTAGTTGAGCTTCAACTCCGTGGTCAGGAGTGCATTCCGATACAGAGGGTTGCGCAGACGCTTTGACCACTTATGGATCTCAGGCCACAGATACCGCTGCAGCTGACGCCAAGCGCCTGCTGTCGTAACGACCTTCCAGTCAATACCGGCGGCTTCTCTTGTGAATGCAAACCAGAAAGTGAGGAGTGCGTCATCGGCAGTCTTGCCCAAACCGTGTGGCCCAATCACCGAGACCTTGCGTTCGGTAGCCAAGGCCTTTAAGATCATCGACTGATACCACACTGGGTTCCACCCCTGCAGGTTGGCCTTACCCCATTCTGCAGGATCAGCCCATGAAGGATCAGGCCCACGAGTGAGTCTGTCAGCAGCGCCAGAAAGAACGGACGGACTGAAGCTCATGGCGTGGAGGAGCCTGTAACGTCTGCCTCTACAACCATGATGCCTCGATCAAGCGTTATGATCTTGTTATCAACGTCTCGACCTTGAACGTCCCAGTAAAGGATCGTGCCCTTCCTACTTGGTAGGTCAACGTTGATGGTGTCCGATGGTACCAGTGTGACAGTAGCGGTTCCTTGCGCAGCATCAACTATGTCAATGCCGCTAGAACTCGTCTTGCGAATAGGTGCTGCACTATCTGCATCTGTTACAGACGCCTTAGCAGTAAACCAGAGAAAGACATCAGTGATATCAACAGGCAAGTCGTCCTTATCTGTACACGTCACCTGAAGAATGCGGTCGTCACCGCGAGTCATCACTACTGTAGCACTCATTCCACACTTGCCTTCCAGCTGTCCGGACTACTGACTACTGCATGTAAAGCTGCCGCTGCTGCCACAGCTGCCCTATTCTCAGAGATTAGGACGGCACGAGCAATATCCACTGGCATAATCCCAAGTAGAGCAAGATCCTCCGGCCGGAGGACTACTGTGGCCTTGAATAGACGTCTGGCACCAATCTTGGCTACACCAGAGACCAAAGGGTTCTCGGCGGCAGATCGGAACAAGAACTGCGCAACACGAGGAGTGTCAGAGACTACTGAAGTATCAGTAGTACCTCGGAAGGCTGCATAAAGGCGGATGGCCTCATCCAAAAGAGTTGGATTTTCTGAGACTGTGCGGTCCTGTGTGGCCGACTGCTTCTGGGCTGTAGCAACATCAGCAGTTGAAGGAGCTTCAGATGCGCTGCGCTGTGCACTAAGGGTCCGACTTGCGGCATTGGCAGTTGAAGGTACTTCGGTAACAGATCGGCGTGCTACCGCCGTCCTCGTTGCAACATCAGCAGACGTTGGTGATTCAAGAGCCGCCCGCGTTGCTGCCGACGTTCGTGCTGCAACATCAGCAGTTGAGGGAGCTTCGGTCGTTGATCGAAGTGCAGTTACCGTTCTCGTTGCCGCATCTGCTGTGGCCGGGGCGTCTGTTGTACTTCTCGACTGAGCACCAACTACCGCAGTTGCAACATCAGCGGTACTCGGAGCTTCTGTTGCAGATCTGACTACAGCAGCAGTCCGCGTAGCAGCATCCGCAGCTGTTGGTGCTTCACTGGCACTACGACTAGCAGTCGTTGTCCGCCTAGCAGCGTCCGCAACGGTTGGTACTTCGCTGACAGATCGAGATGCTGCCAAAGTCCGCGTAGCTACGTCAGCAGTTGTCGGTGCCTCGGTAGTTGACCTAACTAACGTTTCGGCAGCCACCGCAACGTCTGCCACTGCTATCGCTTCTTCAGCAGTCCTCGACGCAGTCGTTGTCCTTGTTACTACGTCGGCGGTTGTTGTGGCTTCGGTAGCACTCCTCGACTGAGCACCAACTACCGCAGTTGCTACATCAGCGGTACTCGGACTTTCGACAACAGCACGTTGTGCCGAGATTACTCTCGTTGCATCGTCGGCAGTTGTCGGTGACTCAGTCGTTGTCCGTGTAGCTGTCTTTAGTTGCGTTGCAACATCAGCGGTACTCGGAGCTTCTGTTGCAGATCGCGTCGCTATCGTGGAGCGTGATGATGCATCTGCTGCGGTCGGAGCTTCCGTGGCACTCCGCGTGACAGCCGCCGCTCTCGTAGCCACGTCACTGGTTGACGGTGCTTCGGTTGCAGACCGCGTAGTGACCGCAGTTCGTGTAGCTACGTCTGTAGAAGTTGGCACTTCTGACGTAGAACGAACAGCAGTCTTTGTAGCAGTTGCAACATCAGCAGTTGAAGGAGCTTCGGTCGTTGACCTCGCAGCAGTCGTTGTACGTGTTGCAACGTCTGCCAAGATTGGTGCTTCAGTCGAAGTTCGACTAGTAGTTGTCGTACGACTGGCTACATCAGCGGTCGCTGGCACCTCCGTAGCAGATCTCGCCGCAGCCACCGTACGTGTGGCAACGTCAGCAGTTACAGGAACCTCGCTGGCCGTACGAGTCGCAGTCGTCGCTCTCGTCGCTACGTCAGCAGTTAAAGGTGCCGAAGTGACAGAACGAACAGCGGTCTTTGTATCTGTTGCTACATCAGACGTGGTTGGTGCTTCGCTGGCCACACGTGCAGCAGTTGTAGATCTGCTGGCAACGTCGGAGCTCGTTAGGGCTTCGGTGGCGCTCCGTGCGGCTGCCTTGACTTGCGTCGCAACATCGGCAGGTGTTGGTGCTTCGGAAGTACTACGAGTTGCAGTGATTGCCCGTGTTGCTGCATCGGCACTGGTGGGGGCTTCTGTAGTGGTGCGTACTGTCGTCTTTATACCTGTCGCAACATCAGCTGTAGTTGGAGCTTCGGTTGCAGACCGTACTTCGGTTGTCGTGCGCGTAGCTACGTCAGCTGTAGTTGGAGCTTCCGTAGCAGAGCGAACCGTTGCCGCCGTCCTTGTTGCAACGTCAGAAGTGACTGGTGCAGAGGTAACAGAACGAACAGCAGTCTTTGTAGCAGTTGCTACATCGCTGCTAGTCGGCGCTTCCGATGCTGTCCGTGATGCTGTAGTTGTTCTCGCAGCAGCGTCCGAGCTTGTTGGTGCTTCGGTAGTGCTGCGCACGGCAGTCTTTGTATCTGTTGCTACATCAGCAGTTGTAGGTGCCGAAGTGACTGAACGGGCTGCTGTAGTTGTTCTCGTAGCCACATCAGCACTAGTTGGCGCTTCGGTTGTACTCCTAGGCTTACTGCCAACCTGCGTAGCGGCGTCTGAAGTCGAAGGGCTCTCAGTTGCTGTTCGTAGTTCAGCCGCCGTACGAGTAGCAACATCGCTGCTAGTTGGTACTTCAGTGGCGGAACGCTGAGCTGTACTTGTACGGGTAGCCGCATCCGAGATAATCGGAGCTTCAGTTGCGGTACGAGCAGCGGTAGTTGTCCGAGTAGCAACATTGGCTGTAACTGGCGCTTCGGTAGCCGTTCTAGTTGCAGTTGTTGCACGAGTTGGTACATCCGCAGTCGCTGGTACTTCAGTGACCGACCTGATCGCAGTCTTGGTATCTGTGGCTACATCAGAAGTCGTTGGTGCTTCAGTGACTGTCCTCGCAATGGCCTTTATAGCTGTTGCTGCATCGGAGATAGTTGGAGCTTCAACCGCAGTTCGACTAGCAGTCGTTGTCCTAGTAGCCACGTCAGCAGTTGAAGGTACTTCGGTCGTTGACCGAGTAGCGGTCGTCGCTCTTGTTGCAACGTCAGAGGTCGTTGGAGCTTCGGTCGCAGTTGCAATCTTGCCAACAACCCTAGTTGAAACGTCGGCTGTAGTTGGAGCTCCTGTAACGGAACGTACTGCCGTAATCGTCCGTGTCGCAACATCAGCTGTAACCGGAGCTTCGGTCGTTGACCTGAGTGCGACTAAGGTGCGCCCCGAGACATCGCTGGTCGTTGGTGCTTCCGTCGGCGTATTGCCGCGACGGAAGGCAACCTGGAGGAGTGCACCGTCCTCCGAGCCGTCGGTTGAAGCGGACAGGGTCCCACCACTTGAGGTGGGGAGACTGTCTGTCAGGATCAGCCAATTCGTGTGGCGGATGCGATTGCCCGCCGCTTGGTAGCCGTTGTCAGCACCAGCCGTATACCCGCTCAGGGTCTGCGGTCCTGGGTTCGGCGTGGCCGGCTGCTTGAACTGATCCGCAATGATAACACCGGGGTACCCAGGGTACGCCGGGACGATGTTCGAGAACGTCGGAGTAGCAGTATCGGTAAACGCATCGCTAGTGCTGACTGGATCAATCAGTGCATTGGCAATGCCTGCAATCTCCAGACCAAGCGACACATTCGGTCTGTTGGTCCCACTGCCAATAGCAATGCTTGTCTCACCACCAGCCGCAATCTTCCAAAAACAATAGGTGCGACGGTTGTTGGTTGCATTGATAGCTGACGGACCAACCGTAAAGCCCGACGGCGTGTCTGGTGGAATATTCCCACCGGTCAGTTGTGTCCCGGCAAAGATAACTAGCAGGTTGCCGGCTACGGCAGAGGCAAATACAATCGGCGTTCCGGCTTGGTTCGCTCCGGCTCCACCGACCGAGACGGCTTGAACGAGAGACGGCGTCGGGCCAACCGGTACGCCAAGACCAGCACGGACGAACGTGCCGACACGACTTGCGCTGTCACTGGTGGTTGGAGCGTCGGTGATCGAGCGCGCGGTCCCCACACCACGAGTGATCGACTCGGAGGTGGTCGGCGCTTCAGAAGATGAACGCTGTGCAGTAAGTGTTCTAGCGGCAACGTCAGCAGTAGTTGGTGCTTCGGATACTGTGACTGATGGGGCTGCTGCACCACTCTCAGGAACAAGGCGGCGTTGTGGCGGCTGAGGCGGTAGATGACGGAACAGTCCTCGGGCCATCGCCCAGCCTCTACGTCAAGCGGCGGCGCTTACCGCAGTTCATTCGTCTTCCAGATAGGTCAGGACAGCGTTCCAGCCGGTCAACGTGGTTGGGGTACCGACGATCTTGACCACGATGGCCAGATCAATCGAGACGGTGATCCGCGCCTCCGGAACAGGTACGTACAGCCAGCCACTCAGATTGTTGAATCCGTCGGTGATGATGTTGGTCACGGATCCTGCACCTTCTGCCGAGCCGTCGGTACCGGCGCTCGCCGCCGCAACCGAAGTGCTCCCGGTGATCCCTGATGCCACTCCACCGACGACCAGTGGTGAAGGCGTGGTGGCGGTGAACGTCCCGAATGCAGCTACCTTCTGGCCGATGATGATGCCGAGCTGTTGGCTCGTGGAGGTGCCCTGCTGGCTGACTCGAACCTCGATGATCTTCAGGATCGAGCCGCGCGACGACAATGCGGTCGCTGCTCGTAGGCAGATGACCGACGCGTCCGCCACGATGGTCTGGGCACTCATGTTGATCGAGTACGCGTTAGCCATCAGATGACCTCATTGAGCAAGTAGCGGAGGAAGAACAGGCGGAATGAAGCTACGGATAAGTAAGTTAGCTAGCCAAGGGTAAACAAAAACATAAGGTGAAACCTGTGAGGCAGCCGCTATGTAGGCTCCATCCGGTGAAAAGGTGACCCTGTAGCTCCACGACGATGGCAACGTTGCTGGGTCGGCTATTTTGGCACCGAATGTACCCGTCCAGGGATAAACCTGGATGTATGGAGAACTACTGGATTCAACTGCGATGTACGCACCATCCGGTGAGAAGGCAACCGAGAGTGTATTGGTGCCTGATGGCAACGTTGCTGGGTCGGCTATTTTGGCACCGAATGTACCCGTCCAGGGATAAACCTGGATACTAGGAAGGCCATTAGAAGTGACTGCTATGTAGGCTCCATTCGGCGAGAAGGCTATACCACGCCCGAATGTTCCCGGCAACGTTGCTGGGTCGGCTATTTTGGCACCGAATGT